GATTCCGACGGCCGTTGGTCAGTTGAGAAGTTCAAAGGTCTCATGGTTCAGATCGAGCGTGAAGCTAACGCAATTGCTAAAGACACACGTCGTGGCAAAGGTAACTTCATTATCTGTTCTTCAGACGTAGCTTCTGCATTGACTGCAGCTGGTATGCTTGATTACACTCCTGCTCTTTCAGCTAACCTGAACGTTGACGATACTGGTTCAACATTCGCAGGCGTATTGAACGGTCGCACTAAGGTCTATATCGATCCTTATGCAACACGTGACTACGTAACTGTTGGTTACCGTGGTACTAACCCATACGACGCAGGTCTCTTCTACGCTCCTTACGTTCCATTAACAATGGTTCGTGCAGTTGGCGAAGTTGACTTCCAGCCACGTATCGGCTTTAAGACTCGCTACGGTATGGTTGCTAACCCATTCGCTGGTGGTGCTTCATCATCAGAGACTGGTACAAACCGTGCAAACCAGTACTACCGCATCTTTGCAGTAGAAAATATCCTCGTATAAGGATAATTAAAAGAAGTAAGTTTAACTTACCACTTTTGAAAGGTGCTCTTCGGAGCACCTTTTTTTTCGCATAAATACTAGTGTAAAAGTAATTTATTTGGATAATCAATATGCCATATGACTTAAAAGTTAACTTCAATCAAGAAGCGTCATCTGCCTTAGCATCGGATTTGAACTATGTAAACCCTACAGCTTTTCAGCTGGTTATAGATAATCTGAAGTATCCCAATGCACAGTTTAATGTACAGCAGGTTGCTTTACCTGAATTATCTGTTACTAATCCAGATATAGCTACTCGTCAAAGAAATATACTTGCGACGCCAGCTAAAGTAAACTACGGTTCGCTAGAGCTTACGTTCCTTATTGATGAGAAGCTTATTAACTATATGGAAATACACGATTGGATCTATGGATTAGCTACAGAGCAAGAAAGTAAATCCCTAAAGACACAGCGTGATTTGCAGCTTCTTATACTAGACTCCAACAACAATGTTGCTCGTGAGATCCAGTTTGTTAATGCACAACCTGTTAGTCTAGGATCTATTCCATTTGATATTACATCAGCTGACATCGCATATCTAACCGCAACGGTTTCTTTTGAATACGACTATTTCAAATTTAAGCGAGATGTGATATAATATATACTATATGAATTGAAAGGAACTATGTTATGACTCTAGATCAGATACTTGAAATGTGGAAAAAAGATTCAGTAATAGATGATATCCGCCTCGATGAAGCATCAAAAGATGGTGCAGCACTTCACTCAAAATACCTAGAACTACTTTCTATTAATAAGCTACAGCTTAAAAGGCGTGATGCCGAATTTAAGATTCTGCTAAAGAATAAATGGCTTTGGTATAATGGTAAGCTTACTAAGGATCAGATAGATCAACTTGGCTGGGAATACGATGCTCTAAACGGGCTTAAGATTCTCAAAGGAGAAATGGATTATTATTATGATGCTGATCCACATATCCAAGAGGCTAATGCTCGTATCGACTATCTAAAAACAATGATAGATACTTTAGAAGAGATCATTAGTAATATCAGATGGCGCCATTCTACTATTAAGAATATGATAGATTGGCGTAAATTTGAATCAGGTAGTTAATGAACATAAAAGTACAGTATAAGAATCATGCCTTTTTGCATATAGACTGCGATCCTGGCATAGCGAATGAAATTAATGATTTCTTTTGCTTTTATGCTGTAAACTATAAGTTCATGCCATCTTATAAGAATAAATTCTGGGACGGTAAGATCCGCTTATTCGACGTGCGTACGCGCGAACTACCTGCAGGATTATTTAAGTACTTACAAGAATTTGCGGCAACACCTGGTAGAGATTATGCTCTAGAGCTTATTCATAATAATTACTATGGTATACCTTCGACCGGTGAAGATGTAGATATATCTTTTATGAAAGATATTACCTATACCTCTAAAGGCACACAAATTTTTCCTAAGGATTACCAAGAGCAAGCAGTGAACCATGCTTTAACAAATAAGCGTGCTATGCTTATATCTCCAACAGCTTCTGGTAAAAGCTTAATCATATACACCCTTATTCGATGGTATCTTCATAACTACGATAAGAAAGTTATTATTGTTGTTCCGACTACTTCATTAGTTGAACAAATGTATAAGGACTTTGGGGATTATTCAGAGTATGACGAACACTTCAATAATGAAGAATCTTGCCATAGAATATACTCAGGGCGTGAAAAGAACTTTACACAGAGAGTAGTTATAACAACCTGGCAGTCAATCTATAAGTTACAAGGTTCATGGTTCGAAGACTTCGGTATGGTTATAGGAGATGAAGCCCATAACTTTAAGGCGAAGAGTCTAACCTCGATATTATCTAAGTGCCGCGAAGCTGAATACCGATTTGGTACTACAGGAACTTTAGATGGTACAGAGATACATAAGTTAGTACTGGAAGGTTACTTTGGACCAGCATACTATGTAACAACTACTAAAAATCTAATGGATTCCGGAGATCTTGCTTCATTAGAAATACAGGTGTTATTACTTAAATATGCTGATGAATATGCTCGTTCTATATCTAAGGTAACATATCAGGAGGAAATAGATTTCATCGTTTCGCATACTCCTAGAAATAACTTTATAGCTAATCTAGCTCTTGATCAAGATGGTAATACCTTAGTTCTGTTTCAGTTAGTAGAAAAACATGGTAAGCCACTATATGATATAATTCTAGATAAAGCACATAAAAGACGTAAGGTCTTCTTTGTGTCAGGTAATACGGATGTAGACGTTCGGGAAAAGGTTCGGGAACTTACAGAGAAAGAAAAAAATGCTATTATTGTAGCATCACTAGGTACATTTTCAACTGGCATAAATATTAAGAACTTGCATAACATTATATTCGCATCTCCCAGTAAAAGCCAGATTAAAGTATTGCAAAGTATTGGTCGGGGTCTAAGAAAGAGCGATGATGGCAGGTCTACAAAGTTATACGATATAGCTGATGACCTACATTGGAAACAAAAGAAGAATTACACTCTAAACCACGCAGCAGAAAGAATAAAGATATATACTAAAGAAAAATTTAACTACAAAATATATGAGATTAAGTTATGATTCAATTTGAAGACGATGAGTTTGAATTACCAGTTAGACATATAAAGCTTTCTAATGGTGAGCAGTTAGTATCATATATTAGCTCTAGTTCTACTGGCGATACTATTATTCTTGAGCATCCCTGTTTACTTAATCTTCACAAAGAAAAAGATTCTACTCTCACTTATTACTTTACTAGATACATGCCATTATCAGCATCTGGAATAATAACTGTAAATGGTAATAATATAGTATCATATACAGATGTTACCCGTGAGGTACAAGATAAATACATTAGAGCTGCATTAAGATATAATGAACAATCAGAAGAAGAAGAGGAAGACTATGAAGAAGATTCCTTTGAATCATATGAATCGGAAATCCCTCTAGTACATTAGTATTATCATTCCCTCCCAGAGAAGACTCTCTTATTATATCATATAAACCATGATTTGTATACCCCCATCAGTAAAATAAATTAGTAGTATACTTTTTTCTAGTTTTATGATATAATAGAGACTATTATTAGGAAATATGACTATGACTGAAACAAAGATAAAGCCAAAAGACAAACCGCATTACGTTAACAATAAAGAATTCTCACTGTCTATTGTAGAATATGTTTCAAGAGTAAACGAAGCAAAAAAGAACTGTACTGAGATCCCAGTTGTACCTACTTACATTGCTACATGCTTCTTGAAAATATCTGAAGGACTAGCACATAAGTCAAACTTTGTTAGGTATACCTATCGTGAAGAAATGGTTATGGATGCTGTAGAGAATTGTCTTCGTGCAATTAATAACTACAACATTGATACCAAGACACGTACTGGTATGCCTAACGCTTTTGCTTATTTTACCCAGATATGCTACTTTGCATTCTTGCGAAGAATAGAGAAAGAAAAGAAGCAGCAAGATGTTAAGCTTCGTTGGATAGAAAAATCCGGATACGAAGACTTTATGGATGACGATGCTGACGGAGACCATAGTTTCTTTGATGAGCTACGAAATCGTATTGATCGTGTTAGATCTACTGATAGAGAATTAAAAGCTTTTAGTAAAGCAGAAAAGAAAAGAGTAAAAGAAGATTCTGGCATTGAATTGTTTATGGGTTAATTATGAAAATTGCTATTCTGAATGATACACACGCTGGTATGCGTAACTCTTCTGATATCTTTATCGAGTATCAAAGAAAGTTTTATGAAGAGGTTTTCTTTCCCTATCTGAAAGAAAACAATATTAAGCAGATAATACACCTGGGTGATTACTTTGATCATCGTAAGTTTATTAATTTTAAAGCACAGAATGCCAATCGTAAGATGTTCTTAGATGTACTTAAGCAAGATGGTATATCTATGGACATCATCCCAGGTAACCACGATGTCTTCTATAAGAACACTAACGATCTTTGCTCCTTAAAAGAGCTTCTTGGGTACTACACATCTAATGTGAATATTGTTATGAAACCCCGTGTTATGGACTACGGCGGTTGCTCAATAGCTTTAGTCCCATGGATTAATTCCGAGAATTATGTAGAATCGATTAACTTTATTAAGAACTGCAAAGCTTCTATACTAGGTGCACACCTTGAATTAGTTGGCTTTGATATGATGAAGGGCGTACCAAATGCTCATGGTATGACCACTGAAATCTTTGATCGATTCGAAATGGTTTTATCTGGGCATTTCCATACTAAGTCTTCCCGTGGTAACATTCATTACCTAGGATCGCAAATGGAATTTACGTGGGCAGACTCAGAAGATCCTAAGTACTTTCACGTACTTGATACAGACACCCGCGAAGTTACACCAGTGCGCAATCCAAACACCATGTTCGAAAAAGTGGTTTACAACGATGAGAAAATAGATTATAATAGCTATGATACTAAAAGTTTAGTAGATAAGTTTGTTAAGATCATTGTAGCTAAAAAGACCGATCCATTCTTATTCGATCGTTTTGTAGATAAGGTTCAGAGTGAAGATATTCATGAGCTTAAGATTGCTGAAACATTCGAAGAGTTTGCCGGCGAAAGTGTTGATGACGAATCAGTATCTGTAGAAGATACAACACAGATGCTTGATTCCTATATCGATGCGGTAGATACTGATCTAGATAAAGATACACTAAAAGGATTAATGCGTGGGTTATTCGTTGAAGCCCAGTCTTTGGAAATAGTATGATAAGCTTTCGTAATATAAAGTGGAAGAACTTTCTTTCTACTGGTAATGAAGAAACCAACATCCAGCTAGATCGTTCCCCCACTACCCTTATTGTTGGTCAAAATGGCGCAGGTAAGTCAACACTACTCGATGCGCTATCTTTTGCATTGTTTGGCAAGCCCCATCGTAACATTAATAAGCCGCAATTAGTTAACTCTATTAATAATAAGAATTGCGAGGTAGAAGTATCATTTGATATAGGCAAGCACAAGTTTGTAGTTAAGCGTGGTATTAAGCCTGCTAAGTTCGAGATCTGGCAGAATGGTAATATGATTAACCAAAGCTCTGCAGCTAAGGACTATCAAAATTTCTTAGAGCAGAATATTCTTAAGCTAAATCATAAGTCATTCCATCAGATTGTAGTACTGGGTTCATCTTCGTTTATACCCTTTATGCAGTTGCCTACACCCCACCGTCGAGATGTTATTGAAGACTTGCTTGATATACAAATCTTTTCTAAGATGAGCCAACTCCTTAAAGAAAAAGACGGAAAAATCAAGGAGTCTATTAACGGACTTAACTATGAGATTGATCTAACAAAAGAAAAAATTAATCTTCAGCAAAAGTACATCAGGGATATTACTGAAATAAATGACGAACAGATACTTCGCAAAGAAGAGCAAATGTCTGATAATAATGTAGAAATAAAAGAGATACAATCACTAAATAAAATTCTTGAAGAAAACAATGTTAAACTCCAGAAGCAGTTAGGGGATAACCTGCAAAAAGCTCAAGATAAAAGACAAAAGCTTGTAGAGTTTAAGGCTCAGTTCAATTCACAGATAAAGGGAGTTGTTAAGGAAGCTAAGTTCTATGAAGATAATGAGAACTGCCCAACATGCGAACAAGATATAGATGCTCAACTACGTAAGGAAAAGCTTGAATCTGCAAAAGCAAAGGCCTCCGAGCTCAATGAGGGTATATCCAGGGTTAATACTGAATTAGAATATGCCGATACCTCCATTGATTTATTTACTAGTACCTCTAACTCTATTGTAAGTAACACGAATGAAATCTCTAAGAATAACGCTTCAATTGCTAGTCTTCAAAAGCAGAACACCTCGATATCTAATGAAATAGAATCACTTCGAGGTTCTACCGGAGACTTGTCTAAGGCTAATAATGAATATAGGGAATTAATAGAAGCAGGAGAAACATTAGCAAATAACAAAAACAACCTATCATCTGAAAGACTCTATCTATCTGTAGCAGGCGAAATGCTTAAGGATACCGGTATTAAGACTAAAGTAGTTAAGCAATATCTTCCTGTTATGAATACGCTAATTAATAAATACTTACAGGTATTGGATTTCTTTGTATCGTTTAATCTCGATGAAAGCTTCTCAGAGACTATTAAGTCTCGACATCGTGACAACTTTAATTATGCGTCGTTCTCTGAAGGTGAAAAGCAAAGGATCGATTTGGCACTACTCTTTACTTGGCGCCAGATAGCTCGTATGAAGAACTCTACATCGACTAACCTTTTGGTATTGGATGAGACCTTTGACTCCTCGCTCGATCACGATGGGGTAGAGAACCTTATGAAGATACTGAATACATTAGATAACAGTACCAACGTATTTGTTATATCGCATAAAGGCGATCTGCTAGATGGTAAGTTCCGTAACAAGATTACCTTTAAGAAAGAGCACAATTTCTCTAAAATGTTGCTAACTGGGGAATGACGTTACGATCTATGACGAAATAGGGGTGTTCAAACCCCTGCCTTTAACGGTACAATTACTCTATCAAATGGAGAAAACAGATGGTTAAAGGTTCAAAATCAGTATTAGCTCGATTGCTCGCCAACGAGAATATTACTGTCCAACGTGGTAACTATAAGACTGCATACTTCGACGTCGAAAAGCGAATTCTAGGTCTTCCTCTCTGGGAAGATTACGGCAAAGACGTAGAAGATCTTCTTATTGGTCACGAAGTTGGTCATGCTCTTTATACCCCAGCCGATGGTTGGCACGACTCCCCGAAAGAAATGAAGGTACCACGCTCATTCTTGAACGTCGTAGAAGATATTCGGATCGAACGCAAAGTTCAGGACAAGTATCCTGGATTGGTAAACTCATTCAAAAAAGGCTACAAGAAATTCTCTGACCTTAACTTCTTTAATACGGAAGGTAAGGATCTTACAGAATACTCCCTTATCGATCGACTCAATATTAAAGCTAAGCTTCGTGACTTAGTAGATATTTCCTTTACTAAGGAAGAGCAACCATATGTAGATATGGCATTCGATTGTGATACCTTTGAAGATGTTGTAGAAGCTGCTAAGTCTATCTACGACTTTATGGCTGATGGCCAAGAGGATATGCCATCACCTCAACCAGAGACTGGAGAATACGATGAACCTATGGAAGAAGCTGAAGACGAAGATATATCTTCTGGAAGCGAGATGGGAAATCAAGAAAGCATTGAAGAGCCTGAAGATACCGGAGGAGATGCTCAACAATCAGGAACATCAGAAGAAGATGAAGACGGAGAAGATCAATCATCAGTAGGTGAATCTGATCAAGAGTCTGATTCAGACGATAAAGAAGAATCCCAATTACCTTCGTCCTCTGGTGGTGAAGATGACCTAGAAGAAATGGTCTCTGAAACAGATGAGGCCTTTAGAGAAAACGAAGGCAAGCTTACTAAAGGTTCTGATGGTAGTTCAGTCCCAGTCTATGTAGCTCCTATGTGTCGTAAGAATCTTGGCAATATGCTTATTCCCTATAGCGAAGTAAAAGAAGCTCGTATGCAATCCTGGGAACAAGAAAAAGGTTACTTCTGTAATAGAAACTCTTCATATTATGAATCTGCGATTGCAGAAGAAGAAGAAGCCTTTATTTCGTTTCAGGATGAGACTAAGAAGATTACATCTCTTATAGCAAAAGAGTTCGAAATGCGCAAAGCAGCATA